CCCAGTTTAGCTGCTTTGGTAACATGAGTTTTTCAAGTTTAGTTGCACTTATCGACTCCACTGCATTGAAAATTGTTAATGCAGTTACATTACGGCCTTTATGGGCCAATGATATTTCTCAGGAAAAGGAGGAGAGTGCTGCTTCCCTACTAGCCATGGAGAAGCAGAAGTGTGATGTTGAGGATTGCTTGGTTCCCTCGGACAGGTGTCCGATAGATATTGAAGACCAACCTGTCCAACGTGACATAGTTCGTAGCCGTCGTCCGAATTATGTGGTTGTGTGTGCCCAGTCTGCGCGCTTGGAGTTTCCATGTTTGACGCGTACTAAGGCAAATCACATGATGGTTCACAAATATATTCGTGATATGATGGTTGGTCATGGTCTCAGACCGTCGCACATTACTCGGTGCCTCCCTTTAGCCATCTCTTTAGCTTTTGTAGTTACAGAGTTTGAGCTTGATGCAAGGAGGTTCGAGGCTAGTGCTGCAGTTCAAGCGAGGGAGCGTGAAGCTATAGGCACATATACTTCATCACGGGTTTGGAATCAGACCCCAGTGAAGTATGCTGAGTCCTAGGGTTGCCCGGTCGTCGTACGTGGGGTGTGTTCAAAGCCAAGTCCTATGACACATCCCGAGTTGGGCGTGCGTGTGCGATTGGGTAAGTCTGCACAGCAAAGAAAATGCTATCAACTTTCAGGGTGGTCCCCTCCAGTTGATTTTGGTGTGCACAACGCCAGCATTGTTAATTTGTGCCGTGGCCTTCTTGAGCGGGTATACTACGTCAAGAAGGATGGTGCGTTTTCTCCAGCACCTAAACCACGGAAAGGTATTTTCAAGGAAAGGCTAACTTATTTTAAGCAACAGCTTAATAGTAAAATTGGTAAGGCCACCCCGATGAGAAGGGAGGATTTTCCTCTCTTGTACCAGGGTCGTCGTCGTACCATTTACCAGAAAGCTGCTGACTCACTTGTGCTTGAAGCCATTGTGAGATTAGACTCTGTATTGAAGACCTTTGTTAAAGCTGAGAAAATCAACTTTACTGCAAAGAAAGATCCTGTTCCTCGGGTTATTCAGCCGCGTAGCCCGCGTTACAATGTTGAAGTAGGGAGATATTTAAAACCCCTAGAACCAAAAATCTATAAGGCTGTTGCCTCAATTTTTCAAGAAACTACTATTTTTAAGGGTCTTAATGCTAGGGATTCCGGTAGGGTTTTGTTTAATAAGTGGAGGAAATACTCCAAGCCTGTCGCCATTGGGTTGGATGCAAGTAGATTTGACCAGCATGTTTCGGTTGAAGCCCTTCATTGGGAACATTCCGTTTACTTGCAGGCTTTTGCACCTAACACCGATGAGTTATCCAGACTCCTTAGTTGGCAAGTGTCCAACAGGGGTAAGGGTTATTGTCGCGATGGTAAGGTCAAGTATAAAGTTGAAGGATGTCGTATGTCTGGCGACATGAATACCGCCACAGGTAATTGTTTGATTATGTGTGCTTTGGTCCATGCTTATTGTAAGCATCGTGATATATTGAATTATTCTTTAGCCAATAATGGTGACGACTGTGTGGTCATCATGGAATCAAGTGATCAACAAAATTTTTGTGATGGCCTTGACTCCTGGTTTTTGGAGATGGGATTCAACATGAAGGTTGAAAAACCCGTTTATGTTTTTGAGCAAATTGAATTTTGCCAAACACATCCAATCCGTGTTGAAGACATGGATGGCCAGATTCAGTATATTATGGTGCGTAACTTAGTTACTTCTCTTGCAAAAGACTGTATAAGTATTAAGCCTTTCGACAACGAACGATCCTTCAGGTCTCAAGTTACTGCAGTTGGTGATTGTGGTATGGCGCTGACTGGTGGTGTTCCAATATTCCAGAGCTTTTATCGTGGCCTGCTCCGTGCTGGAGGAGGCATTCGTTATAGGAAGCATCAGGAAATGTGGAACGAGTCAGGAAAGGAGATGTTACGTCTTGGAATGAGTAGGTGCTATGGCACTATCTCAGACAATACGCGTTTTTCCTTCTGGTTGGCATTTGGCGTGCCACCCGACATGCAAATTGAGATGGAGGAGTACTATGATCAGCTTGGGTTGTGTTGGCTTGGGCAGGTTCAGTGCAAGCCAGAATTTCTTCCAGCTTGGTTGTAGACCTCAGCAGGTCTTAAAACTGCTTTAATGATTTGGGTTTCCATCCTTAATATGACCAAAACGTTCTGGTTTAACCAGGTAAATATTTACGTGCTATTCAGAATGCCGAGAGACTGCACGGCTCAACCCATTTAATGGGGGATGGTGATGAACAGTCCGGTTTCATGTTTGCCGGATCCAATACAAAACATGGTTAAAAGAAACAATAAAAAGAAAACTAAAAAGAAAACTAAAATGGTTATTAGGCGTAGGCCATTTGCTTTGCAGCCTGGAACTTATGGTGGGCCGAGTGGTCAAACTGTTACGGTTCCTGCCGCTATGGGTGGGCAGCGTGGACGACGTAATATCTTCCCGTTGACCCGCGGCATGGGCGGCAATATGAGGGTCGCTAATTTTGAGCAGATTGTTGCTATCACTGGTTCAAATGGTAGCTTCTCTGCTGGTGGGCTTGTGGTGAATCCTGGTCTTGCGACCAATTTTACCTGGTTAGGGGCTGTTGCCTCTAATTATCAAACTTTCAAATTTCATTATTTGAGGTTTATATATGTACCCGCTTGTCCAACAACCACAAATGGTACTGCGTTTGTTTACTTGGATTATAATTTCAACTCTTCTGAACCAACATCTTTGGCCCAGGTTGACCTTACTCCATATTCTTCCTCAGGACCTGCTTGGTTAGGTGGTCCTGTGGATGCTCCGACTGCTTTTGCTCCGGCTTTGGATGTCAGACAAAATATACATGTTGATGTTGATTGTGCCAAGTTCACACAACCTTGGTACAACATACGCACTTCATCCAATGCCAATGTCTCTTCCGGTGGTTCTTTAGGCGGAACCATTCCGGATGGTTTAACTTTCACTCCTGGTGCGGTTGCTGATCCTTCTGGTCGTCCTTGTACTATTTACTGGGGTAGTAATACCAATACTTCTAGTGTTATTGGGCTCTTGTATGCCTGTTATGATGTTGAGTTTAACGATCCTATCTCAGCAGCACTTAACACATGAGCTTATTTACTAGTGCTGCACCAGATTGGTTTGTTGAGGATATCGATCCTGATTATTTCTCACAATTTGATTATTGGAACGGTGTTTTCGATGATGCTTTTACTGAAAGTCGGTTTCAGGCTCTTGAGGAGATTAGCCAATTAGAGACTGACTTTACGATGCAATATTCTCTGCAGAACATGCAGTTGATATCTGATGAAATTGCCATGCAGATTCCAACTCCACGTGCCTCGATTTTGAACTTCAGTGATGAACCAATTGCTGAGGTTCTTGAGGAATCGGAGCTTAGCTTAGATTCTATGGAATCAGTTGCTCTTGAAAGTGGGTTGGAAACAACTGAGATGGTTGAGGCGGCGGGTTTGGCTACTGCTGGTACTGAGGCAGTGGCATTATCAGCTGCTCTCCCAGTGGTTGGCGCTGCATTGTTAGCCGCTTTTGGCATAGCTTACTTGATACACCGTTTACAAACTGGTACTAAAGATGATAAGAGTGATACCGTTCGATTGAGTGAAGATAGACCATTGCCTAATGGACCCTACTATGTGCCTCCCCATGGTTCGGTCCCCGTATTAAATGTACGACAACTTTTCCCTTGGTTCTGACATGTGTGTGACTGTTAGTTCCTTCTTTTCATTTAATAAGTAAAATACAAAAATATAACCATAATTCATGTGGTTCGCCCACGTGGAGAGTAACTGTCTCTATATCTTGATGAGGGTTGGCTACCCACAGTTCAAACAATAAATAAACTTACAACTGATAGGCAACGCAATGAGTAATTGCACCATTCCATGTCCTTCATTCGTTTGGAGGGGGCTGCAGAGGGATGGAACCCGGGGTGACCCGGTCCAACTAGAACTTAGTTCTTTAAAAAAA